GCGAACTTTGGCCAGCACACCGCTAACCTTGGCGATGTAAGTCGATCCGACCTGTATATCGGCCTTTTTCATGGCACCTCGATTCATCACTCTGTTCGAGTGAAAGCTCAAGGGGAATGTGCGTACTCCGCGCCAAGAATCAATCGACAACCCGATGGAAAGGCGAACACGGCGGCATGGCGCTGACGCTTCAGCAGTTACAGGCAAACCTCGACGCAGTTAATCAGGCCATTGGTAGCCCCACGTTGAAAGCGCGGTTTCCCGATGGCCGGGAAGTGACGTATCGATCGGTCGACGAACTGCGCAAAGCGAAGGCTGAGATCGAGGAGGACATCCGCGAACTCAGTGGCCAGACCGGCAGCCGCGTGCGGTTCGCGCAGCATAAACGTGGCGACGGCCCCACGGGACCGACTCTTTGCGACAGGTGGTGAGGGACATGGTGCACTGCGAGCATTGCGAGAGCCTGGCGGTTGAGGTCCGTGAGACGCGGGCGTCCTTGGAGAAGCTGATCGTGGAAATCACGACGTCGCACACGATTCTGGAGGGCATGCAGAAGACGCTGCTCGGCAACGGCCAGCCAGGGAAGTGCGCAATCCACGGCGAACGTCTCGCGCGCCTGGAGCGGTGGCGGTCCTGGCTTGCTGGTGCGCTTGCCGTCATCGGCCTGCTGTGGGGCGGCACCGTAACGGTGCTCGCGGCGGTGTTGGCCGAAAGGATGAAGAAATGAGTGTGGCGGAGATCGCGGAGACGCTTGAGCGTGCGTCGCGGAAGAACGCAGCTGCGGACAATCCGGAAGTATCGCTTAGTGACACGGCTCTTTACACGATGGCGCGTGAGTTGCGTTTGGCCGCTGGCGACAGGCCCGATATGGAGTCGATGTGAAAATCGTCCGTCAGGTAGTCCGGTTAATGCGCTCCGTGTGGATCGGTGAAGGTCCCAAAAGCCTTCTGGATCTGGCGAAGGAGCCTTGGCCAAAGTCGACGCTCACGACCTCGAAGCTCTACGTTATCGAGACCGACTTTGAAGTATCTCCCGATACCTACAACAACATGCAGGCAATGCTCGATGGGGTGCGGGAAAAATACGATCTCGACTTCGTGATATTGGAGCCCGGCTTCAAGCTGAAGCGATTCGATGACTACTGATTTGATCAGGCGTCCCGTCCCCTTGCTTCGCCGGGACTGGAACGCTCGATCGGCTTCCTCCGGCCGCTATGCCGTGCAACGCGCTGTCGGCGAGATCGTCGATGGCTATCGCCGCCGCCACGCTGAGCGCTTCCGTTACGAGGGCGCCACCGCTGGCCGACGCGCTTACGGCTGGTACGCCGCATCAACTGACGCCAACGTCGAATTGATGGGAGCACTGATCTGGCTGCGAAACCGTAGCAGGGATCTGATCCGCAACAACCCCTATGCGGCGCACGCCGTCGAAGAGCTGGCCGGCAATGTGGTGGGAACCGGCATCGTTCCGAAAGCCAAGACCGGCGCCGCCGCGATTGACCAGATCATCGATAACGAGTGGCCCTACTTTGTCGAGGCCTGCGACGAACCACAGCTTCTCGATTTCTACGGCATGCAGACGCTGACCGTCCGGACGATGGCCGAAAGTGGCGAAGCGCTCGCGCGATTCCGGCCGCGCCTGGTCGATTCCGGTTTGCGCATTCCGCTGCAGCTTCAGATGCTCGAAGGCGACTTCCTGGACCAGTCCCGGACGATGGGCCTGGTGAACGGCCATGTGATGGAGGGCGTCCAGTTCGATGAGGACGGCCACCGTGTGGCGTACTGGCTGTTTAGCTATCACCCGGGTGGCGTGCTAATACTCAATCCGCGTGGCGGCATCGTGAGCCAGCCGGTGCCTGCGAACCAGGTCCTGCACACCTATCGCGTGCTTCGCCCTGGCCAGGTGCGCGGCGTGCCGTGGCTCGCGCCGGTGATGATGGCGATCCGCGATCTGGATGATTACTGCGATGCGGAACGGGTTCGCAAGAAGGTGGAGGCCTGCGTCACGGCATTCGTGACGCAACCGGAGGGTGTCGAAGGCGACCCGGTGGGCATCGCCGGGACTGATCCTTCGAGCGGTCTGGCCGTGGAGACGTTCCAGCCCGGTCAGGTCGAGTACTTGAAGCCCGGCCAGGAGATCAAGTTTAATAATCCGCCTCCGGCGGGCGGCTACCGCGAGTACAAGATGACCGAGTTGCAGGGCATCATGGCCGGCATTGGCCTGCCCTATGAACTCGGTACTGGCGATATGTCGCAGGTGAACTACTCCTCCTGGCGCGGGGGCATGCTGGGCTTCCGGAACACCGTCGAAAACTACCGGTGGCTCACGCTGATGCCGCTGTTCTGCATGCCGGTGTGGCGCCGGTTTATCGACGTGCTCATTCTGCAGGGCAAGATTCCAAGGGCGGCGTTAAGCGATCCGAAGGTTCATCTTCGAAGCGTGCAGTGGACGGCGCCGCGGTTCGAGTCCGTGGATCCGGTAAAAGATGCCGAAGCGGTGTTGAAGGACGTTCGCATGGGCCGGAAGACCTGGTTTGAGGCAGTGCTGGAGAACGGGTACGATCCGACTACACAGCTTCAACAGATCGCACTGTTCAACAAGCTGGTGGACAAGTTCGAGATCATTCTCGACGTCGATCCGCGTAACGTGACCCTGCGCGGGCAGGAGCAACCGGCGAATACCGAAGAACGGACGCCGTCCAGCAAACCTGTTGGCGGCACCGCCGGCAGCCAGGGCCTCGCCCTATCAGAGGAAGATCTGGCGATGGTGAAGGAACTCCTGGTTGCCGGCATCAGGCGCGAGACAGCGAGTTGGCAGTCCACGACCCGGCTCTACCGGGGATAAATCCATTCCGAGAAAAGAGGAGAACCCATGAAGGGAAATCCGGAGGTATTGGCCGGTCTTCAGGAGGCAATCACCATCGAGGCAACGCTGATGCTGCAGTACCTGCTCGACCAGCGGGACCTGAAACGCCTGGGACTCGACTTGGCCGATGGCTTCAAACAACTACACGAGCAATGTGAGGACCACATGAAGCACCTCACAAGCCGGATGTTATTCCTCGAGGGAGCGCCGACGCTCGACCCGAAGCCGGCGGCCACGCACGACAGCGTTGGCGACACGCTGAACGGCGCGTTTGATGCCGAGCAGACTGCTGTTGCCCGCTTCGCCGAGCTCTGTAAGCAGTGCTATGAAGCCGGCGACATCTCGAACTTCCACTTCTACCAGCACCTTTCGAAGTGGCACCGCGAGGGTGACGACAAGTTCAAAGGCCATATCTGCTGGCTCCAGAAGCAGATCTTCCAGCTGAAGAAGCTGGGCGAGAGCGATTACATCGCTGTCAACGCGTTGAAGGGATAGGAGAGAGGATGCCGCTTCTCAAAACCGAATACTTGCATAGGGACACGGGCGCGACACCACCCGCCGCTCCTAACTCGGAAGTGTTCGCTGCCGATGCGCAGGTGTTGCCGTCGACCGCGAACGCCAAGGATGGAACCATCGACGTGGTCTGGTACAGCGGGGCGTTCGTGCCCCGGATCGATCGCTCGACTGGCGAGCCGTACATGCTGAAGCTTTCCATGGATGGCTGCCGCTTCGACCGGCTGAACAACGGTGCGCCGGTCTTCGACACCCACTTCACCGGCGACGATTTCAAGTCCCTCGTAGCCGGCAAGGTTGGCACGCGCGCCCAGGTCGGCGTGGTTCGGCGGGCCTGGCCGAACGGCGATAAGGGAATGGCCACGCTTCAGTTCGACATGGGTGATCCGGACGCCGCCGAGATGTTCCGGAAGGCCAGTACCGGCATCCTTCAGAACCTGAGCTTCGGCACTTTTATTTATAAGCGCGAGAAAACCGACATGCAGACCGAGGGCATGCCGGAAGGGAAGCCGCCCTACCTGAACGATCAGGAAATCGGCATGTTCAAGGCCACAGACTGGGAGCCGTTCGAAATCTCACCGTGCACGGTGCCGGCCGATTTCAATACGTGTTTTCTGAGCGCCCAACCCACCGGGGAAATCGCAGTTTTCAGTACGCCGGACTCCGGCGTGGTGGATGCACTTCGGGCAATTAGCCCGCGAAAGGAGAAACCTGCAATGCCTGAAACGGTGCAGGAAGCGGGCGCGGATGCCCGTGTAGTGAACGAACAGGCTTTGGCCGCCGCGCGGGAAGAGGCGGTCCAGGCCGAGCGCAAGCGCGTCGCCGATATCGAGGCGCTGGGTGCCATCCAAGGTGTTGACAAGACTCTCATTGGCGAGTTCATCGCCAAGGGCGTCTCGGCCGATGTGGCGGGCAAGGAGATCCTCAATAAGCTCGCAAAGAAGGGGTCGGAGACGCCGATTACCAACATCGGCGCGCCGACGAGCGGCCGCGGCGGCGACGCTTTGGAGAAGCGGCTCGGTTGCATGCAGATGTCGTTGCTGCTTCGGGCCGATAGCCGGTTCTTCTTGAATCGCCACCCGCTGAACGGCCAGTTCCTGGCCGGATGCGGCGAGAAACAACAGGCTCACGCCGAAGAGATGGCGCGGGAATACCGCAATTTCAAACTCATCGAGCTCGCCAAGGAGTTTCTGCAACTCAAGGGCGTCGATCCCAGGGGGATGGACGCGCGCCTCATCGCGGAATTGGCCCTCCGCGGTCCGTCGCGTGGCGTGGAATTCTTTGATGGTGCAGAGTCGACCTCTGACTTCCCCGCGATCCTCGCCAACGTCGCCAACAAGACGTTGCGCCAGGGTTATGAAGCGTATCCGCGCACCTTCCAGCCGTTCTGCCGGCAGATGACGGCGGCCGACTTCAAGCCCATCAATCGCGTGATGCTGGCCGATGCGCCCTCCCTGCAGAAACTGAATGAAAAGGGCGAGTACCATCGTGCTCTGCTCACTGACAACAACATCAGCTACGCGCTCGCCACCTATGGCGAGATCGTGGCGCTGACTCGGAAGGTCATCATCAACGACGACCTCCAGGCCTTCACGCGCGTCCCCGCCTTGTTGGGCGTGGCTGCGGCGCGGTTGGAGTCGGACACGGTGTGGGCCATCATCACCTCCAATCCGGCTGCGATCTATGCCGGTGACAAGATCGCCACGGCGCTTTTTGCCGCTGCTCACAACAACCTGCTCAGCGGCACCGGCAGCAGCATCGATCCCACTGTAAATGGCGGCACTCCGGCTGGCACGGGACCGCTGTTCGCCTTGGGCGAAGGTCGCAAAGCGATGCGACAGCAGAAGGGACCGCAGGGCACTCCGCTCAATCTGGTTCCGCGCTTTATCGCTGTGCCGACTGCACTGGAAACTTACGCGCTCCAGCTCGTGTATCCCATCAACATCGCTTCCGCTACCTCGACGGCAGTAGTTCCGGAATGGGTGCGCAGCCTGGTGCCCATCGTCGAACCGCGCCTGGATGCGGCGAGCGCGACTGGTTGGTATCTGATCGCCGACCCAGCGCAGATCGACACGGTGGAGTACTGCTACCTCGAGGGGCAGCAGGGCGTGTACGTGGAAACCAAGCAGGGCTTCGAGATCGACGGTGTCGAGATCAAGGCGCGGATGGACTTCGGCGCGGCCGGAATCGACTATCGCG